GCAATTTCAAAGTAGAAAGTCTTTTTAGGAGAAACAGCGGTCCCTGGAGCAGTCACTATCGAAAATACTACCGAATGTTTATACGGATAGCCGAAATTATCTGCTTCCGCTACTGCTGCCGAAGTAAATGTTAAATTGTATGGCGTGTTAAATGCCGGAGAAGTATGGCCAGCAATGCTAACAAAATCGGCGGCGGTAGCAGCAACTTCGGTAGCTCCGGCAGTAGTTCCAAACATTTTGATCGTGCATACGATCGATCCGCCGGCAACAGCATTTAAAATGCTCAGCGTATACTGAGTCGTGTCATTCTGATACACGACTCGTCTAAGATTTAATCCGTTATTATTAAATGTACCAGGGTGATCTAGTACTTCTCCAGGAGTCTCTGAAAACTGAGCATATCCTGATTCGTTTTTAATCAGAACAGGAGAAGAAGTCTGTGATTGCAGAGTGTAATAGTTATGTCCTCTACTCAGAAGATTGAAGACCTGTATATTTGTGCTCGTCGATGATGGAAGCGTATTTATCGCCAGTCTAATGCCAGTCTCTGCAGAACTTCTCGGAATGTTAACACCCGTAATAATTCCATAGAACATGCCCTTGGCAGTAGTTTTAAATACCATCGTGCCGGTGTACAGAGTAGTCACTCCATTCATCGTTGTTATACGATACGTCACTGTAGGATTACCTGTATACGCTGGGTTTTGTGTCCCGACGTACAGTGAATACGTGTTCCCTTTGTACAGGCTGCTAGGTGTGCCGGGAGTAGTTATGTAGTTCAGCGTGTCTATTTCACTTTCTAGCACGCCGGGTCCATTAACGACAGAATTGGTTTTTAAAATGCCGGCAAATATACCAGTGATCGAATCAACCGATCTTGGAGTAACCGGCTGAACCGGAGTCACCGCGGTCTGAGACGCATTAATTATGTTGTATGTTTCATCATACACTGTAAGAGGGAATGTCGTCGTCGCAGGAGTAGTTATAGCTACATTAATAGCTTTTTCGGACGTGGCTGCTATCATTTTTAGATAAAATATGCCAGATTTGTAAGTCACGCCACGATAGGTTCTAGACAACACAGCAAAAGAAGCAGAGCCCATCTCGACTGCGGCCAGATTACCAGAATTCGGTGTGCTCAGAATCATTCTAGGAGCTCCGGTAGAGCCACCCAATGTAACAACGGTTCCGACGACAAAATTAGGGTCTAGTGGAACGAATTCAAATACAGCGTACAACCCTTTAGTAACATTATTCGCATTCCAGTCTTTATCTTCTTCGATGTGAGAAGGAATGATGTCTGCCTGCAGCATCCGTGCCTTTGACAGATTTATTCTAAAAATACCTTTATCATGCGCATGATCGCTAACTGTAGGTGGCACCGTCGGAATAACGGGCGGAACAGGAACTACCGGAGGCAGATAGACAGTATTAACGACAGTATTGGTTACGGTGTTAGATGTGTTGATGTCGGCAAGTTTTTCAGTAGTTGTCCAGGAATCGGCAGACGGAGTTATCGTCATCTTACCTTCCCATGAAAACACTAAGAACGGATTTACATTAGTTATACGCGTCGAAGTAAGCTGCTCTACCAATGGTGTCAGTACGTACGGCAAAGTATACTGTTTATTGATCAACGTAAAGTTAGTAGAAGTCGGCTCTTCCAGTGTTCTAAAAACAGAATCACTCGTTTCTACAGCGGCCGAGAGTTTACTGTTGGCAAAGTCTGTTCTAGAATTTTCGTTGTAAAAATCATTAACTAAAAATGGATTCTCGAAATTATCAATCAGATAGCCGGATTTGTATCTGTTCAGACCAGTTTTCGCGTCTGTGACTTCATAGTTAATGAGATCTGCCTCTGCAACATTTAACGTCGAGAAATACTCGATTGTTTCTACTCTAGTCTGAAGATCATGAAGATCTTTCATTGTGTATCTAGAGTTATTCGACTGTTTAATCTTTACATCATTCACAGACGCGGTGTACGCAGGAATATACATTGAGAACAGCTCGACGCCGTCATTTGAAATAATCGGCTTGACAGCTCTCTCGGATGGAATTCCGCGCATAGAAACAATGCGCCTAAATGTATCTACATAAACGACGTCGGTGCGAGGAACATAGTATTGAATCTGATTGGTGATCAGAGTTCCAAGAACAGGAATATCATTTCCCTGTAAATTACCACCAACAACGGCCGGTCTAAAATCTAAGCAATTCGATAGATCATATAAATTAGAAGTGCTAGATCTGTACTCCGGAACTAGACTGACATAATCCACTCCCATCGACACGTACGAATCGATAGAAAAATAATCACTAGAACCGCTATGACTAAAATATTCAAATGTTATGTCTAGAGTATTTTCTGGCAACACACCGGCTAATATCAGCGAGCCGGTGTTGTAGCTGTAGTCGGTAATTCCGCTATCTATTTTGAATTGAGACGTTACATCAACACCGTCGCTAACAACGCTAACCAATCTATATATGTCCGATCTACCGAGAGAAATATTAGAAGCTGGAGTGATATTAGATAGAATTTCGGTAGTCTTGACTTTGACTTTCGGATTTAGATTTGATTTATCTGCCTGAGTCAGAATGTACACTCTGCTTGAGACAGGGCCACCGGTTATAGTCAATGCATTTGGCGCCGAAAGCGACAGCGTGTTTATGTCGACCACTCCAGAGGCGGTCGTAGCAACAGTAATTCCAGTATCAGGAGTTCTAAAGACGCCGTCATCAATTGTAACAGAACCGTCACCAGATGCGTCTGTATCTATAAACAGATTTTTCCAGACGGTGTAAGAAATGACATGTAGATTGCTTAGATTTTTAGTGGAACGAATCGACTCGACCGGCAACGTGTAGAGTGGAATTCCTTTAAACAAGAACGTCTGTTCGCTAGATTTAATAAGACCAGTAGGTGCGTCTACACTAGAGCCAGTGATCGAATCTCCGTTCTGAGGAATGTCATTAGCTGCCCAGTACTTATGCAGATAAATCGTCGAAGTCGTTCTATTGTAATAAAGAACCTTAGCCTTGCGCTGCAGATCGACCGACGTCGCAGTTTCGTCTACTTCAAAATCGAAGCTGGCCAAAGGTATGCTAAATTTTGTAACAACTGTCATCGAACCGCCGGCCCATCTAATGGAACCGACTTTGTTAAATGAATTTATTGCAGTTTCTTCATAGTACAGTTTATAGATAGCATTGCTAGACGATGGGTCGCCAGAATGAAAATCGATTCCGTATGCTTTAATAGTCCCGATGACGCTGGCAGTTCCGTCTGTCAGATCGCTAGTATTGTATAGATTCAGAGTCTGACGGTTTTTAAAATCTGGCATTCCTTTGAGAACGCTAACTAACACGTACTTTCCAGATACGACTAGACTAGACACAGATTTTTCTAGCACGTCACGCGCCTTGTCGAATTCTAGTCTGGTCGTGCCGTTTATACTGGCTTCGAAACCCTGAATATATGCTTTACCAAGAGAGATATCTGCAACGAACTTGTCGGCATCACCATTTGTATACACGCCATTGTTATAACCGATTTTCAGGTGTTCTCTAAGAGTCGGTTTAAAGCCAGATACAACATAATCGCCAGACTCGTCGTACGTTCTACGAGCTAGACTTTTCTCTAGTTCAGAGTACTTCGGTGTGCGCACATGTTCTTCTAGCACACCGTCTCTGTAACGCATCAATTCAATATAGTCAGACCCTATTGCCGAGTCTAGATCAACGGCAACTAATTCTAGAGAGATTTTGATCCGGTCGGCACCCGGAGCCGCATAGTTATTAGAACCAGACGCAGGGTCTAGCAGAGTTTCATCTTCTGTAAATGTAGTGATGCTTTCATTGATTTTAAGCATCACGTGACAGTTAGGAGTAGAATCGTATTTAGAAATTATAGCCGACTGAGCGGCAACCGATACGAAATTCCCGTTGACATAATAGACGCCCGGGTTAATGAAAGCTAAAGATCCATGACCAGTCGCTGCGCCAGAATATGCGGTTGCCTTAGATGGTGGATATTCTTCATCATAAAGAATCTCGGAGCTTAGAAATACTCCAGACGTCGAAGCTTCGCCACCACCCGACAGATAAGACACATATAGAGTAGCTTGATCAGAATTGGTTGCGGTCACGACGTGTTTTACTTGAGCTCTGATGCCATTGGTAGAACCGACGATGACTTTGTTTTTAAACTTATTGACGTCAACGCTGACGCCGTTAAAAGTCGTCTCAATCTTTACATAAGACGTTTCTAGATCGGTCAGGCTATTACCCGGAATAACTACAGACCCATGCTGAAATACATGATTACCGAATTTAGCAATCTGGTTCTTTAGAATAGACTGAAGTTGCGTTAATTCTCTGGCTTGTACCGAATATCCAGGCTTGAATAGAATTTGTTGAAAATCCTTATATTCATCAAAATCATCATAGTAAGGTGATACATTTAAATTTGTAGTCATAAATTCAGGTACGTTTTAATTGTGATTTCTTGCTCATCCGAGAAAACAAATTCTTCAGAATTTGACACGAACAGAATATTTCCAGAATATTTGTTCGCATTAGGAACTGAGATTATATCGCTGATGATATATGTTCTAGATGTATTATTTAATGCTGTCAGCGTGGTATTGAAAAAAAGCTCATCGTTTGTTATCGGTGTTAAAATTATTTTTGATGAACTTGGAATTATATCTACTACTCTAAATTTAGATTCGCCAGTAAATAAGATCTCGTCTTTTTCGATACCAACCAAAGTATTTATCGATGCCGTATATGTAAATAGTCCATCTTGCATAGTTACGATGGAATTGCTATAAACATCGCGCAAGCTCTTGATGATTCCATATTCTCTAAAATCCTGAAGAATATCTTGGAATGATGAGTTCATCTTGATCAGAGAATATATGCAGACTCCGGAGCAGCCTAATTCATATACCGCGTTTCTACCATGCCCGAGAGTAGGAGAGATTATTACATATGCGGAGGCAGACTCGGCCAACGGGTTAAACACTCTATTGTCACCGCTTATCGTGATATTGGCGTACGAGTAACCGTAGCCAGTATTGCTTATGGCAATGTCTGTGATAATTCCATTTTCTATAACTGGTTGCGCTTCAAACCCTTGGCCATCACCAGTAACAGTAATATATGCGTTCTGATAGCTATTCCCGCCGGCAGTTATAACGATATTATGAATGGCGCCCGGCAATGATGTCTGCTCTATATTAGATTGTTCTGAAATAAAATCATTCTGAGATAAAACTACTTCCAGTATGCAACCCGTACCATTACCAGATTGAATAATAGCAGTAGCATAAGTATACCCATGACCTGGGTTAACAATTTCTACATCATATACAGTTCCATTAACGTCTATCACCGGTGTTACTACCGCGTCTGTTCCATCTCCGGTTATAACGATCGTGTTGGTATCTTGCAATGTATAATTGATGCCGCCGTTCTTGACAATCACAGAACTTAACGCACCAGAATTATAAAATCTTTCTGATAAAGCAGTCTGAACCGGCATTTTCAACGGAGATAGAAATTTGTTTCTTTTATACAGAGGAACCGTGTACATGTACTTCCACAGATAACCATCGGAAGTTCTCAGAACAGACACATCTTCATCATACGGCATTACCGTAGAAGGAGAATTTTTATTATTAGATAGACACTTGTATACATTAAAATCTGCGGTCAGAACATAAAAATTAGTCCCGTTTAGATTTACCGTAGAATCATATTGTGTATACACTACACCAGAAGTCCAGTCAATTCTAGGAATGACGTAAGATACGTCAGACGAAGTTATTTTTGAAAACGATATCATTTCTGATCTAGTATCGTTTTCAGACTTCAGAGAATCTACCAATACTGTTTCTGACGATTCTGCAATTTTACCCAAGAAATAAAAATAGTTGTTCTGCTTAAACTGAATGTCTTCTACCAACTGCTGACACATGTTGGTATGAAAACTATTCTTGAGTAAAAATGTAGTATCCATATTTTAAGAAATAGTGATTGTCCAAGTAATTACAATCGTATCGGCCGAGGATTTGTTGATAACACCAAACACAGTTCTAGCTAGCATATAACCGGCGCCACCAGTTGCGTTGTTGAAAATACCTGCTTCGGTTATTGCGCCGGTGCATACTCCTGGAGCGAATGTTCCAACGTAAGTAATGGTGTTAGATAAAACTGTCGTAGAAGTGAGCGCCTGTCTGGTGCTAATCATAGTCTGAAGATCGGTATCGCCGGCAGCTGCGGCCGTTACACCAGACCCAACAGACATATGAGACATGGCGCCGAATGTCGTATCTTTCATACGAGACGCCATATATTCTTTTCCACGCGTTACGACTAAGTTGTCGATATTGTACGTGTGCATTTTGGTTAAATTCGAATCATAGTGATCGATATTTAAATTGCCAGTTACTTTGACTTTGTCTGTTAACATGAAATTCCTTAGTTTAGTTGTTTGATTGCGTTGTCAGTGATTGCGGCCGAGATATTATAGCTTTCGGCGAAGTAGAGATTAGCATATCCTTCTGCCAAGTAATCCGATAGTAGTTTATTTAATGTCTTGGCAGGGTCGACGTCTGTCAATGGCTGAGTCTCAAATACTCCGATTATAGTAGTGTTTCCACTCTCGTCGGTAGTCGAGCTATAATCCAGCTGCGGCAATTCTACGTATTTAGCAATATGTTCACTGTGATTCTGGAATTCAAACTTCGGCAGGCTAATGAATTTGCTTAGTAAATCGCTAGTTACTGATTCGTCATTAATATCAACTCTGAACGTGTACTTAGCATCTGCAGTTATGGTAGACGAGATATCTTCGTAAATCGTTTTTCTGATTGCAGAAAATGATTTCATTCCGGCTGGGTGAGCTATATTGAATAAAGCGTCTCTATACTTGGTTATGTCTAGATCGGTGTTTACTACGTACGAGAACAATTGATAGTAGTAATTGTCTTGCATTTTTATGGACTGATTGGACAACTGGCCAAGCTCGCCAATATAGCGTCCTCGAGTCTTAATAGACCCTCCATGCGTAGCCGCGACAATAGCTCTAGACGCAAGATAATCTTCCATCGACATATCCGACAACTGTGAATTGGAAGGCGTATTTCCATTCATATAAGAATCGATCTTGAATAACAATTCTCCGGTATAATCGTCTTGAACGTAATCTTGAAGAAAATATGAATTACCAGTTCCGGTATTAGAGCCAACACATGTTACGGAATCTCCGATAGTATGCACATATTCATATATGTTTACACTATGAACATATGCTCCAGAACCCGGAGGTGTTTCTACCGAAGTAATAGACAACCCAGACGCCGGAGGCGGAGAATTATATGGAGAAATGTATACTCGTTGTTGCAGAGTATGATTATACCCATATTTTATAATCTCGGTCTTCAGAATTGCGCCTAGACTATCAACAGCAGTAATCTTAAAATACGTATCTGCGCCAGATCCCTGAAGTCTAAAAATCTGACCTACAGAAAAATGCAAACCTGCAGCAATTATATTGATCGAAGATATACTGTCAACGACCACCGCGCGATATATGACTACATCATCTTCTGAAACTTCAATGTTATTTCCAGCATTGATACTGACCTTCGCGTTGGTGTTGTAATAAACTCTATACGTGTTAACGTCTATCTGATCAACTCTGCTCGGAGTGATGTAGAAAATACCGCTACTATTTGTAATTACTATAGTGCGGCCGTAAATATCATCTGGCGATCCGTACGTAAGACGGATCGCCAGGAATGATTCTTGACGCCACTGCCCATCGGATGCCTTTAAAATCTGATCATGCGGATATGTTATATCAACATCCACGTTGTAAAGAGCTCTGAATAGCAGTTTAAATGATTTCTCTGTTCCCTTAGAATTGTATAAATCATTTAACAGTTTTATCAGCATCGGCTTGCTGATAGAAGTATTTCTAGGAATATACGGTCCGCATATATCTAAGTATCTATTTAGCTGATCGTCTAGCGCAGTATCAATGTCAAATTCTGATTGTTTATTCTGTATGACAGAAACAGCGTTTCTCAGACTCTGAGCATATTCGTAGTATAATTCTAAGAACTTAACAAATAGCGGATACTCATGCACAGATCGCTCTGGGAGCTGTGCACCGACCATGAACGATATTTTATTTTGCATACATTACTGTCGCAATCTGATTAGCGGCCGGAATTCCTATCGATGAATCAGACATATACGCGTCAATAGTCAATATCTGATTATTCTTTACGGTGATATCATCCTCGACGGTCTCGCAGCTTATGTAAATGAAAAGACTATTAGTGATATACGAATACACGTTGACTGTAAAGGTAAACACGCCGGTTGTTAGATTAACTACTCCGGCAGCGGCGATTAATCTATTATTCGTATCAAATAATCCGAGATTGACTAAAGAGTCGCCAATAGAATTAGTCGTATATGTCGAAGTAATTTCTTTAATAGATACTCTAATTATGTCGTTGTCATAGTAATTGAATTCACTTGAAAGTATAGAACCAGGAACCAGAGCATTGTACAAATTCTTGGTGAATGTTTTTTCGACGAATATACTCGGATTCACCTTAAACCCTAGACGTTTGAAAACACTGACCGATGAAATGCCAGGATCAATATCTAGAATTCGATTTATTACATTAGAGTGCAATAAATCTCCCTTAAATGTAGAAATAGACTTGACGTAACTAGTAATGTCTTCTTTGACAAGATTTTCTATTGTAGACACCAAGTTGACTAATTTATTTTGATTGCACTTAAGCTTAGTGATAAAACTAACGTACGTGTATTCGGGTTCTACAAATTCTGGTGTTATTGAAATAACAGAATAATTTTTCAATAAAGGAAGAATTTCATAATTCTTAATGTAGTCCGTTAAAACAAAACCATCAATCGGTTGTATTGAAATAAACACTTTTCCATAGACTGGTGGCGTATTGTATTCGCCGCCCCAAATGTTCAGAGTTTTAATGTAAGGGAATTTCTTGTACAGAATAGCAGAATAATCATTACTAGTGACTGCTCTATGCTTAGACATATTTGTCTGAGGTGCGCGATAGCGAATAGAATCAATTGATTCTTTATCAGTACCGCCATAAGAAATTTGCACTGTGCTTAGATTGCATCCAAGAGCAGAGGTAAAACTACTACAGCCATTTGCATTTGAAAATGCTGTAGATATTACATATGAAATTTCGACGATACTTCCGTCTATCGGCTGCTTTCCAAGTACGTTTTCTCCAAAATATAGCTGATAATATCCATCATACGATTCTTGAGAAAAGTATACCGTATCGATCGCGGTATTATTGAAAACATCAGAATTAAGAGTATACTCGGTCGATGTAGTAGAAGTAGAAGAATCTTTTACAAATACTTTCAGTGTGCTCAGATCTATGTTCTTATTCGGCAGCTTGATCATAGTTTTTATATTCATATTAGCATTTACTTTATATGAATTGGAAACGTAGTTGCCCTGTACAAGAACTAAATTGTCAAAACTATTTAGACCGTCTTTTATATTAGGAAAATGATTATTAACACAGACGAACGTATACGAATCTATGTCATTTGTCGAATAGAATAAAGATCCGCGAGGAATGTAATTTAATCCAGTTATGGCCGACGTCGCATTAACTATTGCTTTAGAACCAAACGCAGAACTCGGAGAATATCCTAATTCTTTTGCTTTTGATACTACAGAACCTCTTTTCTGCGCAGTGTCTATAAACCCTTCATTATGAAGCATATTTGCATAATATGCATTTGTATGAGTATTGAACGCAAGAATATCGATAATCGAATTTAACGCAGACCCCTCAAAGTTATAGTCACTGAAAGTTGGATCGGATTTTATAAATTCGATAATATCTTTTTTGATATTGTCAAAATCTAATTCTGTAATTGGTTTTGTGCTCATATGTGAGAGATCTCTATTATGTTAAACTATTTAATCATCTCAGACGATCAATTAACACATCGACAGTAAAAGAGTTATCGGTTCCAGTTATGGTGGCGTCAATACTAAAAACTACGTAATTAGGAGAACTCTGAGTTATGTCGATGTCGTCAACAATAATTCTAGGCTCGTACACCTGTAGATATTTAGTTATCTCGCTTCTAAGAATAATAGTAGTCACATTTGAAAAATTTTCAAACATGTATTTATAAACCGGAGACGAAATTTCAGGATGGAATGGTTTGTTTCCTTCTTTAAGCGTCAATAGATTAATGACAGACTGTCTGATTGCATTTATATCTCTTTTGATGCTAACGTTGTGAGTGATAGGATGCTCTACCATAAGAAAATCTAAATCAGAAAAACTATGTGTTTTTCTTACCAACGTAGTACTCATTGTAGTTTCCTTAGCCCAGAGCCGTTATTCTTATGATTCATGAATGTAAATACTTGGCCTCTTAGAGATGAAGCATAGCTAATATGAATCCAAGCTCTACCAGACTCGATAGTTTTATACTCAAGCAACAATTGATCAAATGGAACGTTATTCTTAATCCAGACGGCGATATCGTAATAATCCGAGTTACTCACTCCGAATTGCATATCAATTGCTTGGCCCAATTCATGCTGTGATGTTCCATTGCCTTTTCTAAATCCTGAAGTCACCAGCATCTTAGGGTATTGTGCTTTTATAAGCTCTAGACAATTCACGGCGACCTGTTTAAGATTACAAGCAATCTCAGCTATATTTAATCCACGCTGAGCTACGATCTTATAGCTTGAAGCAGCGGCCTTGCTAGACAACATGCCGATCGTGTAATTTTTAGACACTTGAGTTGAGTCTGGAATTTCAGTTTTTCCGGAGAACTGTTCACAACTTACGACTACATTAGCAACTGGTGCCGGTGCGGTAGTCTCATCGGTTTTTTCTACCTTAGCATTAGCACCATCTTCGACTTCTTTCTTCGTGATGTTGCCCTTCTTTATTTCTTTTTCTATATACGTAGCAGCCACGTCTTCTCCCATGTCTTCGATTTTTATAGAGGCTTCTCCAACGAAAGTAGTTGGAGCATTATTAGCATGATCGACATAAACACCTGATCTGGCGCTGACGTCTACTTGCTTAGATGTGTTGGAATTTAGCATTAGCTTGCTTCCGTCCAGATCGATCTTTCCGTCCGATCTGAGCGATATACCAGAGCCAGCCTTTCCGTTCAGCGCACCACCAATTTTCATGGTTACATTTCCGCCGACGTCATAATTTAAATTTCCATCAACACTGATGTCTAGATCACCACCAACAGTCAGTTTGACGCTAGATCCGACAGTAATTCTGGCAGTGCCGTCGATGTAGACATAACCATTTCGCTCGGTAATGCTGAAGTTGTCACCAACTATCTTGTTCGTGACATTTCCTATCGCGTCTATCTCGGTAAATGTTCCAGATTTATGAAATATGTTAACTCTCTCAGAATTAGGAGTATCATCAAATTCCATGACATGACCAGATTCCGATGCGTATATATGATTATGCGGATAAGTAGCATTGTATGCCGGCAGAGGTTCTGAAAAACTACCTGTCCCAGATTTAATCTCAGTTCTACGGTTTTTCAATTTAGTCTCGACGCTAGTCCCATACGTCGATCGCCTAGCCAACCTGTTAGTGTCTTGTTCTTTTAGCAACGCGGTCAGAGGAAATTTCCCGCTTGGATCTTTAAAGCCAAGATTAGACGTAGTTGTTACGTTAGACGTAATGCCCATATCAATCTGAGTCTGAGTCGCTTTCTTATCTAAATCATTTTTCGGATCGTTTGGCGCGACTGTTTCTTTTTTCTCTTTTTCTTTTTTCTCTTCTAAAGGAGTTTTATTGGTCGTGTATAATTTAGAATCTGCTCTGACCTTTGGAATATCATTGTTAAATCCACCCGGGTTAACTGCTCTAGTAACCGTGGTCAGCGCGGTCTCTAGATCATCAAATGCTAGTTTTTTGCTTCCGCCGAATCGATTGATGAAATACTGTGCCACTACTTTAGAAGCTATGGCCGAATCAATAACAGACTCTGGCTTCGCTATTAAATCTACGCCAATCTTTTTGCCGACGGCGGCATAATTATTCTTCTTAGTCAGCTGAATAAATCCGCCGCCTCTATACTTGAAACCATCTCCGGATGCTTCGTCACCATTGCCGTCAGAATTGCTATAGACCAGATTTGCTAAATTTTCTGCATTAGATACATATTTTTTCTGCAGTACTTCGTCTGTCAAAGTCTTAGTTTTAGAAGGAAAAATCTTTCTGATTCGTTCTACAGAACTATAACTCATTCCTTCTCTGACCGGGACGAATTTACATTCTTTGCCGACATTAGATAAAATCGCTATACACGCGTTATCGTCTTTAATACCAAAGTTGAGCAATTCTTCGTATACCTTGGAGACGTTCGATCCATACTTAGCTATAGCATTGCTTAGATTCAGTTTACTCGGATCTGGCTCGGGAGGAGTTTCAGTTACTACTGGTTCTCCAGAGCCGTCGGTCACTACAGTTCCATCAGAAGTTACGACAGGAGTTGCCAACGGCGCCGCGGCACCTGTCTCTGGATCTTGCAGCGATGCCGGTTTAAAAACTTCTATCTCTAGAACGCCATTGTCGCCGAACACAGATTTAGACTGAGGAAGACCTGCGGCCGAACCAATGATTACTGGTTGCTGCTTTGATTCACCGTCTAGAAAAAATACAAATACCATCGTGCCTTCTACATATCCAGGAACAGAATTTCCAATGCCAGATATAGACGCGCTAGTCGCCGGCATGACAGATATCGCCCATGGTAGGCTCTGAACAGGTATATCATCTAGTGACTCAGAATGCACTCCGAAAACACGTACTTGTACTCTACCCAATTCTAATGGATCATTTCTATTTTCAACTATTCCGATGTAAAAAGTTTTGTTCATAATTTTCTAATTAATAATTCATTCACAAACGAATCGGAAATAATCTCCATGTACATTGTATGCACTCCGGAAAGTATCTGATGGCGTATTGCGGTGATTAGATACTTGCCAGTAAAATACCTAGAATATATCTCTTCGTTGATTTCTTCTTCGGTCAGCTGTCTAAACTGATTCATTTTCAGATTAATCGTATCACCAATTTTCAAATCAGTTCTACCATGCACCTTGACAGTCATCTTAAATGCAGAGAGCTGGTCTAGAAGCGCGCTTCGCTGAAGATATGTACTCTTGTAAATCTGAGAATCATAGCCGCCAGATCTATAATTGTTTTTCTCGATGAAATGCAGCGATGATACTGTTTTCTTGGTCAGATTAGAATTTTTCAGAGGAAACGAATTCAGATGTTTAGATTTTTTAAAATCTTTAACATAATCGATGGTGCTGACGTTGGCCGCCTTGGTCGTCAGATCAAATGTATACAATTTGCTAGCCAGCATACCAGAACTAAGATTTTTCAGATAATCAAACACTACGCCAGTATCAAGGGACAGAACAATTTTATATTTATCGTCCAGAGACCCTGTTGATCCTATCGACGTATTGGCATCTACGTCGGCAACGGTATAATCAACTTTGGGTGACGAGTTGATCAGCGTGTCTACAGAAATGTATTCGTATGATTTATTGGTTTCGTAGAAAAGATAATTCGGAACATCTGAAGAATTTAAACTTTTTGCGGCTAACCAATTAATCGTTTCAAACGGAGTCCAGAACGGTGCTATAAAAGAATAGCTATTTTTAGTTTCTTCATAAATGACTTTGGCATTAGAAGAAATGTACCGTTCGCTGGTGAAAATGTCATTTATAGTCTTGGATATTTTACCTGAATAAGCTTGTGAAACCTTAGAGCAAGAAGACGTGATCAATTCTTTAGAGCAAAAATTCAAAATATAATTCTGAGAACGTTTCTTCGAAGTTCTTGATTGAAGCTTGTAGACGTAGAATATTTTCTTGATCGTGGCTTCATCACCCAAGAGAGGAGTTCTAAGTTCTAGTTCGAACAGCTCTTGGCCGATCAACGGCAATGTATTGATCAGATCTATAGAGTCTTGAATCATCAGATAGCCGGACATCGTATTCGAAAATAGATCTTCGTATAATGTAATGTCGGCTAACATTTTCACAATATCGACGACGTCGCCATTAGACGTTATCAATCGCGCGGTTATAACGTCTACCGCGCCCTGCGTTTTAAATTCTGTAGATATATCGCTCATTTAGCAAGCGATTCTCTGAATTGAGCAACGAAATCGCTCAGCAAGTCTGGCTGAAGAATATTGATCAATCTTTTTTCTGTATTAAGTCTATCCTCGTATTCGTAGAATGTAATGGGTAAGCATTCTACGTTGTCTGAGTTTGGAGATTGCGGATTGACCCATACCACGGATGAATCATATTCTTTTACTTCACCAACGACGCTTCCATCTATTTCCCAGTGACTAATAGAAGTAGCATCACCACCGTATTTTGATTTAACAAACAATTCTAAAACGCCAGAGCTCATTGGCCAATCAAAGTATAGATTATGAATTTCGTTAAATACAGTGATCACCCAATACAGACTAGCTGATTTGTAGTATTTTACTGCCAACGATTGCGGAGATTCTCCGTCAATTATTTCATGCTTAAAATACAAGCTAGAGTAAGGAGTTATCTCTGATATGAATTTGCTACGCTTTAGAATATCCTTAACCAAGAAGGATTCTCCATTCAATTCGTAGGTAGTGTTAGGAATGTATTTAAAATAAGACATTTATTAATACCCAGAACGTATAGGTTGATCTTTTGTCCAGACACGAGTGCGATCGACTTTTTCTAGTTCTAAAAATTCTAGAGTCATATTCATCGCGACCGGAGCTCCATTCGGCAGGGTCGACCAGATATTCCCGCCAGGTGAATAATTAATGCCAACTCGCTCTAGAACAGAAGTCGTAATTCTCGGTATATTAGTATTAAGCTTGTCACCAAGAATGAATGAGATCTCGAATTCTGCGGGGAAAATGTAAAACTGCTTACCCGGCATCAATTCTGGCAGACTATAATATCTAAAAGTCTCTATGATTTCTCGAACCGAGTCAGACTCTGCTTTACTTTTTGGAGCTAATGTGAACTGAAATGAAAACTTTCGAAAGCCGAAGTCTCTAAATATGACTTCTTTTTTATCATTAATGACAAGTTTATCCGCGGCAAATAACTGATCTCCGGTAGTCAAACCACTTTTAACGCTATTAATAGCTCCTGTCGCCGCTCTAGTCACACCAATTCTAAGCAATTCTTCTGCCATCGCTCCATTGGCATTGGCTAGCATATCTCCCATCTTGGACAAACTGCTCGGATCATAGTCCTGATTATAATTTATAGACGCATTGACCACATAGTCATTCGGCATCGGTAGAATGATGGTTTTGTCCAGCCTAGACATTCCGGTCTTTTTGACCCAACTAGCTTTCTGTACGGCTTCGTCTCCGAACAATGCTCGCGTGTCTGGATTAACAAATTCATTGTTGCTCTCTGGAGACGTCGATGCAACACCAGTTCCTATTGCCGTCGATGAAACTAGTTCTCCTGTTGTACCGTCAGATCTAAGAGGGCTAGATTTAATTGACGTGTTTATATTGATCATCATCAACTGGTTTGGCACGCCATTATCATCAACGGCCTTTGCGCCCAAACCGATCGGATACTCCAAGATCTTCTTGTCTTTTAACAGACTATTATCAGTAGTTGTCGTTGCCATAAATCTTTCGCGCGATTAGCATTAAATATGTATTTAATGTACTCAATAGCAAAATGTCATCACTATCTGAATTCACCGCCGAGCTACGGAATAACAATCTATCTAGACCGTACTTGTACGAAGTAGAAATAATCAAGCCGAAATGTATGGAAGATAAAACGTACAAACATGCTATGATCAACATGTTCTGCTCTGGAGCTTCTACTCCATTCGTTAACATGTATACCAATGATGACTACAATGAGAGTGGCATCAAACGTAAATACACTTACGATTATGATTATCAGAATTTGCTGCTACAGTTTTACGTCGATCAGAATTATGATACTAAAGCATTCTTTGACGACTGGATTAAAAAGATAGTTCCGAATAACAGAAAATTCGAATACTACGAAGAGTATAGATCTCCACTAATCAAGGTCAGCATTATAAACACGGCCGGAAGCGAAACATATAAATACATTTATGAATACGCTGTTCCTAAGACCGTCAGCAATATAGATTTGACCTATTCCGGCACCGGCTCGGTCTCTACCTTTACGGTAGAATTCGTATTTGAAACGATGAAGTTTGAAAAGATACAGCAAACTTCATCTACAACACAAACAACTTAAATTATGGACACTAAAATCATTTTACCAACTTACACATGTAAGCTTCCCTCTACTGGCAAAACAACTAAATTTAGACCTTTCACGGTAAAAGAAGAAAAATCTCTGCTTTTGGCTTTGCAAGAAAATGATATATACACTATTGCGGAGGCACTCAAAAACACGATCAGAATATGCACGTACGAAACCGTAGATCCTGATGTAACTCCCTACTATGACATTGAGTATCTATTTCTACAGATACGAGCAAAGTCGGTCGGTGAGCTCATAGAATTTTCAGGATCCTGCGATTGCTCACCGACAGCCAAAACGATATTTGAAGTAGATATCATGAAAACCGAAGTCGATCCAAAGCCGTCTGGCAATTTGAAGATCAAAATCGTCGACACTCAATATTCTCTAGAACTGCGTCATCCAAGCCTATCCGAATATGTTGAAGCATACGCTAACAAAGATTCGGCCGGAACCGATACCGTTGCTAGATGCATAGTAAACGTTTACAATGATGAGGAAGTGTTTAATTGGTCTGATGCAGAGAAGTTAGTATTTGTAGAATCAATGACTTCTAAACAACAGAGAGAAATAGCAGAATTTCTAAAACATATGCCGACCATAAAGCTAGACAGTACTTATAAGTGTAATCAATGTGGAAAGGTCCATGAAAAAACGTTATCAGGGTTTGAAAATTTTTTCGTATAGGCCTAGGGTACACCGATCTGAAAGAGTACTATACGGCCTTACATTTACTACGCTATAAGTTTAAGTACTCCATGGAATCTGCAGAAAGTCTAATGCCATGGGAACTTACCGTAGAGCTAGATATGATCGCTAATGATATGAAAAAAGAAATAGAAAGCAACAGCTTTAATTAATTTGCACAAATGAGAAAAAGAAACTATTTTTCTGTTTTCCGTTTAAAATCAATAACTTAAGTCATTTGTAGCATAAAAATTTTACACACAAAGCTTTTGACGGTATAATTTATCTATAGAAAGCACAATTGGGTTCTCTCACAAGTTCGAGAACCATATTCTGTTCATATGCTCTTTGCGCCTCGCGCGTCTACGTACTCTTCGCGCCTCGCGCTTCTAGTTTTACTCTAGAAAAAGAAGCTTGCTTCTAAGGGCGTCGCGACGCCCTTGCTCTATACTCTTTGCGCCTCGCGCTTCTAGTTTTACTCTGAACGTTCTTGCGCGCACTGATAGACGTCACGAACGGGACAGTTCACCTTCGGTGTGATTGCTCCGCAATCAGTATCTGAAGTTATACTAATCCAAGCTAAGTACTAGTATACTGACTAACTGGTCTAGAATGATCTAGAATCGTGATAGAGATGATTACTATATCTGACCACTAGTTATTACATCGAGTACTCTAGAATCATCTCTATCACGATATCTGACCGACAGTTATAATCACCTCGCTTACGCTCGGTGAGATTGCTCCGCAATCAGTTATCTGGTTATTCTGGTTATTCTAGCATTGGTTTAGCTAACGGGTCTAGAATGATCTAGAATCGTGATAGAGATGATTCTTATAGCTGTCTAGTAGGATACTATATAGCTGTCCTTTTAATCATCTCTATCACGATTATTTAGGTTTAGCTGCAGATATAATTAGCTTTAAAGATTCTCTCTGCACTGAAGCAGCACTTAGTTTAACAAACTGCTCATTAGGTAACATGATAGCTGTTTTCCAGTCTTCTATAGGGATCTTGATGAATCTGGTTCTAACATGACCAAATAGATACCTTTTTACTGCAGGTTGTACTTCAGGGAACTTAGAAACGTTTCTAAGCAGATTCCAGTTTAGCTGTAGTACTTGCTGTGTTGACATTTTAGAATTTCTAGCTATCTGCCATAACTTATCATACAGCTTGATTCTAGTAGCTACTGGTAGATAATGCCAGTTTATTCCAGTAAATCCAGTCTTATCTAGATTCACTATAAACGATAATGGGAATCTGTCATAGTAGGGTAACACTTCTTTGAACTTCGGATCATAGCCAAAGAAAATCATTGTCCCTGGTAGAATTCTAGTTGACTGCAGCGTTTTAGTCGTCTTTAACAATCCGGTTCTATCTACTGGCATGTTTTTAGACAGCTCTGTAATTCTATCTTTAAACCACTCTTTAGATTTCGTCTGATGGTATCTGGGATGATTCTTTATTACATCGAAGATTGAATTCAGTTCTGGTTTCTTAGTATCGATCATACGTTTAAATCTTTTTCTGTCAAAATTATAAATTCTACATTTTTTTGTTTGCAGACTTTGGTAGCTGCTTCCCATTTTGCTTGATTAATCATATAGGTTGTCATTTCGTTCATGAATCTAGATTTGTTACTAGATTTAACAGGTAGCATAGTCTGACCGTACGGTTTCACTTCGATTGCGTATACTTTAACCGAACCGTCCTTTAGCTGCATCTTAGCTAGAAAATCCACATGATACATGTGCTGTCGTTTATCTATAGGGCTGATATACGGGATTTTAAAAGTTTCTGATGCCCAAAATAATACCGACGGGTTTTCGTCAAGAAAATGCATTACTTTTGTTTCCCAACTCGATCGAGTAACGATGTTCGAGATATCGCCCGCATATTTGTCTGGATTCTTAGGAGTCCATTTTTTCGGCTTAGGGAATCGTTTGCTCATACGTATATTTAATTGCGCATAAAAATTTTACTTTGTTACAAAATTGATTACAATGTACTAACATTAGGAGAATTGTATGCAATCGGATAAAGAGTACATCGATAAAGTCGGAGAAAAGACACATTACGTTAACAACAAAGCGCTCTTCGTTGCTATGAAAGAATATAGAGAACTATACAATGCAGCGATGGCTCAGGGGTTAGAACGACCGCAAATGCCAGACCTTGTATCTGTCGCTATAATTCAGATCACAACCAGAATGGCCAGAATGCATAACTTCATTGGCTACTCATATAGATCGGAGATGGTCTCGGCGGCCATATTACAGCTGACAGCCAAGTTTCATTTGTTTGATCCGACTAAATCAGATAATTTTTTCGCTTATGCTAGTCAGATCTGTTGGAATTCTTTTATCAGTGTTATCAAGGATGAACAAAAACATACTAGTATCCGAGCTCGAATGATCAATGATAAAGTAACTACAGATTTTGTAGAAAATTTAGAACATGACACGGAAGCATCGAATGTATTTGTAGAATTCTTAAAAGAGAATGAGATATTTGTAGATTACTATGAACAGCGGAAAAATCAAGAAAACACCGGACTCATGCATCCTTCTTTGAAACACAGAAACCTGACGCCTTATGAAAAGAAAATGCAGAGTAAAAGCAAAACCGAAATTTCTAGTCTTTACGATCTAGCCGATTCAGATGAGTAATAAAGTATTGATCTTGGGTGACACACACTTCGGAGTGAGAGGTGGGAATCCAATTTATTTTGATTATTTTGCTAAATTCTATAAGCATCTGTTCGAATATATAGACGCAAACGATATAAACACTTTAATTCAACTGGGCGATTTGACCGACAAACGAAAATCGATCGATTTTCTATCATTGTCAGAAATGCGCAAACAGTTTTTAATTCCATGTCAAGAACGAGGAATTAAACTGTATATTATTTCTGGTAATCATGATTGCTATTACAAATCTACTAATGAAGTTAATTCCGTCCAATTGCTGAAAACTTCTAACATGGTTGTGATCGATCGACATCCAATGACTTATTCTATTAATAATATTGATTTTGATTTTTATCCGTGGATAAACGACGCAAATTTAGAAGTTTCTCTCGAGAAGACTAGAATATCTAAATCTAAATTCGCTGTCGGGCATTTTGAATTTGCTAATTTTAGACTTCATAAACATCAGATCGCAGATTCAGGAATGGATCATGAGATAATGAAGAATTACAAACTTGTGTTTAGCGGCCATTACCACTGCGTATCTAGAAAAGATACTGTGCTGTATACGGGAACTCCGTACGAGCTTGATTGGAACGATTGGAATGACACCAAGGGATTTTGGGTACTTGATCTGACCGATGATCATCTAAGTTTTGTTCAGACTCCATTTCGGTTATACGAAAAAATCGATTATGATGAGACTGACCTTCCAGACGTCAGTGATATGAATAACAAGTTCATTAAATTGATTATTAAGAAAAAAACTAACCAGTACAAATTTGATTCGTTTTTTCAATCACTGATAAGCAAAACCCCATACGATGTACAAGTCATCGACGATGAAATTAGCAAGTCTATTCAAAGTTCATTGAATACCGATATAGAATTCCAGACTACGCCAGAAATGATCATGCACGTCATTAATTCTATGGAAACGAATTTAGATAAAACTGTATTGAAACGCATGATATCCGAAACATACACAGAAGCAATTGAGCTAGCAAAGCTGTAAATTATGATTATACAGAAAGTACGCGGAAAGAATTTTCTTTCCATCGGCAACGCATTTCTAGAATTCGATATTCAAAAGTATTCTAGAACAGTAATTAGCGGAAAAAATGGATCAGCCAAAAGCTCTATATCATCATTGATAACGTTTGCCTTATTCGGCCAGACAATTAAGAATATAAACCGCGCGCAGATTATTAATTCCATTAATGGAAAGCATTGCCTCGTAGAAGTCGAGTTCTCTGCAAATAATAATCAGTATCTGGTCAGGCGTGGAATTAAGCCAAACATATTCGAGATCTTTGAAAACTCGATTCAGCTAGAGCAGACGCTGTCTTCTGATTTTCAAGAGTATCTTGAAAAGAATATTCTTAAAACTAATTTTAAAACGTTTTTGCAGACATCGGTGCTTTCCGTAGAGAATTATAAACCGTTCATGACTCTGAGGTCACATGAACGTCGTGCCTTCATTGAAGAGATTCTGGACATCAAAGTATTTACGTTCATGAATCAAATATTGAAAAGCAAATACTCGAAGAACAGAGAAGAATTAAAACTACTAGACGTTAAATTGAAAGCTGCATTTTCTAAAGCAAAAATGCAAAAACAGCATATCGAGCAGATAGAGTCAATTCAATCTAACAATCGTGATCAATTAAAATCTAAAATTGATTCTCTTAAACTCGAAAAGAATTGTCTGGTCGCAGAAGTCGCAGAATGTAATAAATCATTGACTCGGTTTAAACAAGATCTCGCTAAGCTAAATTCGCTATCAAAAGAACATCAGGACATATTGACTAAACTAGACAAGATAGAAAAGTTTATCAGCTCTGGTTTAGATAAACTAAATTCCGTCAAAGACGAAGACGTTTGCCCAGTGTGCAATTCTGAAATACATGAATCATATAAGCATAACATCATCGAGCCAATTCAGAGAGATATTGATTCCTTTCAAGAAAAGAAACATTTATTGCTGACTAAACTTGAAGCGTACTCTGATGTATCGAATCAACTTGATGCTACTACTAAAATGTTGTCAGATTTGACTACGAAGTTATCGACAAACAATGCGCTGATAACCAAGCTAAATAATGAATTAGATACTTTGACGGAAGAAGCAGATGCTATTTCGAAGATGGAAGATCTCTCTGATATGAAAGTAGAATTAAAACAGACTGCGGTAGAAGCATTACAATTCAAGCAACAGCAAGCAGATATTAATACCGAGCAAACGTATAATGAAATGATGCTCGAATTGTTTAAAGATTCCGGAATCAAATCCAAGATAGTCGACCAGTATATTCCGATCATCAATAATTTGATTAATGTGTATCTAGAGAAACTAGATTTTTTTGTTTCGTTCAATCTTGATTCCGAATTCAATGAAATTATTAAATCACGTCATAGAGATGAATTTACATACGGTTCATTCTCGGCAGGAGAACGTACCAAGATAGATATCGCACTGTTATTTACATTTCGACAACTATCTAAGATTCGAAATTCATTTGATTGCAATATGCTATTCATTGATGAGATTTTAGAATTTCTGGATGAGAATGGAAGCGCTTACTTTTTAAGTATGATTGATGAATTAGATGAATTTAGAAATTCTAATATATTCATTATTTCGCATAAACTAAAAGATCAATTGGCCGAAGTTTTTGACGGTCACCTACACATGCATAAAGAGTTAGGGTTTAGTTTGGTCGAAGATAGGTCAAAATAGCCCTACTTGGCTCTATATAAATCAATGGCTTAGATGGCGAAAGTGCTCTCAGACGCCACAGAATTTTTTCGGATGTATGGTTAACCAGTTCTGGTGAATTCTGTGGCTTTTGAGCTTTCGCATGCGTTAATTTGCACAAATGATCGACTGATTTATAATTATTCCATACTCTCTAAAACACAAAAGGAAAAGGAAATTCAAAATGTTTAAAATCGGCTCTAAAGTTAATGTGTTCATGAACGATTTCATGCTAGCACCTAATTGCACCGTTATCGAATTCGACTATGAACGTGAGTTGATCGAAGTTGAGAATAGTGCTGGAAGAAAGTTCCTGGTGAACTTTGATGAAGTAGAAGCAATTTAATTTGCACAAAAAGTAAGTTTGTTATAATTAACCTTTTAAAGGAAAGTGACTATGTCTAAATCTCGTTATGTTGTTGAGTACCTCGCCGAGGGTGGTTCTGATGTCGAATCTATGTTTATCGAAGCTAAAAATAAAACTGAAGCCGAACAGGCCGTCACCGATCGATTCGGTGCATTTATCACAATTCTGTCGGTTCAGCTGACCAAGTCTTGTGGCGGGTCTGGAAAAACTCAGACAAGCACAGAAGAAGCTTCTTCCGTCGAACCCGAAGATCAGGCAATTGCTGCCGAAGCTCCGGTGAAAAAAGAAAAGAAAGTGAAAGCTCCTGCCGCTCCCAAGGCAGAAAAGAAAGTCACCAAGGCATCTCAAGTTCGTGAAAAGATTATTGAGCTTAAAGCTGTCGATGGAACTCCTGAGCAAGCAATTGCTTGGTCCATGGAAACCCTGGCAATGCCTAAGGGTGCAGCCTCTGCTTACGTTAAAGCTATCTGGAACGAATAAATCATGTATTTCAAGCTTGCCGTCTCGATAATTGCTGTTTTGATCTTTGGGTCAAGTATACCCGAAGCAGAAACTTTTACTATCGGCATGCTGATGCTGATTGGGTTCATTGTTTCTATCGCTATTTCTCTGGCAATTATTGCTTTAATTAAAGAAGAATCACTATGATTACTGGGTTTATTATTGGCATCCTCGTGCTTTATTTTTATTGGCTGATGTGGTTGCTCTGGTGTGCTTTTATCCCAGAAATCTTGCCAGAAGATGCAGACCCTGTATTTACGAAACCCAAATTTTGGCAATTCGCATTCGTTGCCGTGGCCATTTCTTACATGTTCAAGAAGAGTAAATAATGCAGATCATTGATTTTTCACAGATTTATTTGGCTCCAATTTTTGTTGATTCTGCTGCCAAGACTTGTGCTCAGAACCCGTCAAAAGAATCTCGTGATATGATGTGTCATTATGCATTCAATTCAATCCGCGCATACAATGTTGCTAATAAAGGCAAGTATGGGCAGCTGGTGATTGCATGCGATTCGTCTAGCTGGCGTAAAGAAGTGTTCCCTTATTATAAGTGGGAACGTAAACAGAAACGAAAGACCGATGATTCAGGTATTGATTGGAAATTTGTTGGTGAGACCGCTGCTTATATGAAGCAGGTTCTGTCAGAATATTTTCCCTATACGCTGATTGAAACTCAAGGCGCAGAAGGTGATGACATTATCGGCGCCTTGGCTAAGCACACGTATCTGCAATCTGGAGAAGAGAATCTTTTTGGTGAAGTCGAAAAAGAGCCATTTTTGATTATATCTTCTGATAAGGATAATTTTCAACTACATCAGTATGATCACGTGAAACAGTGGTCTCCGCATACTAAGAAACTTGTCAAACCTGATATTAAGCCGCGGCACGCTTTGATAGAGAAGATTGTACGCGGAGACGCGGGGGACGGGATTCCTAGCATTAAATGCTCTGATGATTGGTTCGTCAATAAAGTCAAGGGTGAAACTAGAGCTCCCGCAATTAGTCAAAAGTACTTAGAAAGCTTCTTTAAAGCTAAGAATCCAATAGATGCATGCACCACAGAACAAGAACGGCTTAACTATATTCGAAACGAACAATTAGTTTCTTATGAGAAGATGCCAGAAAATATTTACACATCCATCATTGAGTGTTATAATCAACAGGTAGAAAAGAAAACGTCTAAAATGAAGCTCATGACATTCCTAGCCGAATCTCGCATGAACGTTTTGTATTCTAAAATCAACGACTTCTTTTAAGGTAAAAATGATAGTAACACATGTAGCCAATTGGCAATTAGATGAAATTCTAAAAAAAGTTAATGATGCAGAGAATGTCGAATCTGAACTAGTCTCTGCTTTAGCAGTTCCATACGTAAAGCAATATCTATTAGATTTGCTGAATGAAGAATGGCCTACGTTCGATGTAGAAGAAATTAAGTGGACAAACTATAAGTATCATCGGTCCATGGCCGGAGCGTTTTTACGTTCTAAATCTGCGTGGAATATTTACTCTAATGTTTTAATGGAACCCGAAGTCAGAAAACATACAAAAGAATTCCAATGCAAATCTCTTTTAGAGATGCTCTGCGAAGGTGAAGCAGCAGTATTGATAGCTATTCTGACTAAGAATCTGCAGAAGTTGTATCCTAATATTACACATGAATTGCTGAATAAGGTGCTATGAGCTCAATTAAAGAAATCGATGCATTCACAAAGCAAATTTTTACAGACAACGCGATAGTAAATTCTTCGCAGTTTACGGTGTTTGCTTATTACTTGCATAAAAAGTTTTATACGAAATTATCTGCTCGCATTAAACCAATTCTCAAGATTGAACATCTGAATGTAGAATCTACATGGACAGCCAATGCTATTCATTCTCATGATGCATGCTTAAAAATGGACGCCAAAGAATTATACGATTGTATGATTGCGTATCGATTAGTTCTAGATTACTTTTTGAATGATGAAGTGATATCAAAGTTATTTCGCATGGACGAAACCGATTCTGCTGGGTGGAGAATCTATAAAGAATTGGATTCTAAATATATTTGGTGTAAACGTCGTATTGACGTTAAGAATTATCAATTGGAGAAACTTGAAAATGTATAACCTGTCTGGATTCAATTATCGTTTGGCATCTGTACCGAATCAATATGACAACATCAAAGTCATTACGGGATCAGAAGAAAAGATTTATGATAAAGTTTATGTACACGCAGTTGTGCAGAATCATCGGCTGATCAAATTGCTAAAAGATTCGGTGAAATTTCAATGAACGACTTTGATTACGAAGTAGATAAATCAGTGCTATTGTCGAAATCTAACTTTTCTGCTTATATCGAGAACATGGTCCTCGAAAATAAGGGAATGACTTATTTCGACGCAATACTGAAATTTTCATACGATTCTGATAAAGATCCCGACGAACTTCTACAATTTATGTCTCCGGTATTACTAGAGAAAATTAAGAAGGCTGCCATTGATATGGACCTGTTTAGACAAGATTCTTACGCATTAGATGAATTGCTATGACTACCGGCGAAGCATTTGGATATTATTATGGTATTCATTTACACTTTTCTTCCGAAAAGTACTCTGTTATTAAATATGGCATTAGAACGCAGAGAGCGATAGACAAATTTAACAAATTGACGGAACAGCAGAAATTTAAGTTCCAGTGGTTAGCTAAGACTTTTCAGACAAATAAAGATTTGATCTATGCATGTCTGGGCTGTGAATTAGATGATCTGAATATACAGTTCGCGGACAAGCAGTTGATCTATGATTCATATATAGCTCATAAGACCCGTCGTGAATCATTAACGTATCATTTGAAGTCTGAACTTAAACGTTACAATGAAGACCCGAACAAAGAAGGTATATTTTTCGGATATTTCTCTAAGATATATTCGCCAGAATTTACACTGTTGATGGATTCGGAACTAAATCGATTAGACATTGTCGCTAGCGATCCTGCATTTTGTTTTGCGGCCAACGCATTCTTTAAACTCCAGAAATATCGATATTTCTTTAACCCAACCAAGTACTTACATTTACTAAAAAATCATGAAGAATCAGTTTCGTCCGGTCAATTCTGAATATGAAAACGAAAAACATATTTCCCGGAAAAAGAAAGCAACCACTAAGAAATTAGTCAAGAGAACGCTAGAAGATAAGCAACGAGAATATGGGCTAGAAGATTCATCGGAAATGATCGAATACGATCGATTTATTAAGTAGTCAATTAAATATGGGATGAATAATGAAACATCCCAAAATTGGCTATACGAAAATGCAGAGATAACTACCGACTCTGCTATATTAGACGGATATATCGGGTTCGTCTACGAGATAACCGAACTTCATAGTGGTATGAAGTACATTGGTAAGAAATTGTTGCGCTCGAGCAAATACTCTATTAAAACAATCATCGTTAAATCAGGTCTGAATAAAGGGTTGAAAAAGAAAAAGAAAACAAAGATTCCAATCTGGTCAGATTGGATGGATTATTATGGCAGTTCGTTGGAATTAAAAGAAGCTGTAATCAAATATGGCCGCAGTAATTATAGACGTGATATTATTAAATTATGCACTTCTAAGTCAGAGTTAACATATTTTGAAAGTCGACAACAATTTTTAACAGACTGTTTACTTAAACCAAAAGAGTATTACAATTCGTGGATCACGTGTCGAGTTCGCAGAGATCATTTACTAAAAGGAAATTAAATCATGAAACCAAATTCGCATTTTAAATTGTTTAGGCAATTTAAACGTATTATGGCGTCAATCGTTGATAAAGATTCTCGTGATGCATATCGCGCAGTTTCTATTCAAGCGCAATTATCATCTTTGATTAAACCAGAGCCAAAGAAACAAGACAAAAAATGATAGACCAAGATATTACTGATTTGATTCAAACCAATGGTCAAGTTGAATCAAAGATATTCATATATAAAGTAATTGATAACTTGACCAAATTTTCAATTGCAATTATTGCTTCGTCTGCGACACAAGCTAAGGAAGCGCTAAGACAGCAAGTGACTGTCGATGCTAGCATTACGTATGTCAGTACAGTCGACAGGGTCATGCAATTGTAATAATTTGCACAAATGTTCATGTAGCTTATAATTACTACATGAACAAACAGAACATGAAAGTCTAATATGCACATAGTTACGGCTAAACCAACCGCCACTCGCGTTGATCTTGCAAGGTGGCTACGTTCATTACAACAGGGTCGGCCAACAACATTGTCATTGGCTCTTGTAGATGCAGACAGTTTGCTAGCAGGAGGTGAATTTAATTTCCATCTGACGTCTGATGATCTATCGTCCGGGGAAGCTTTGTGCAACTTTACTGAAATGTTGTATGTTGATCCATTCGCAGCATATCGCAAAGAGCAACAAGAATATTATGCAATGCGCACCCGTGGCGCAGAAGGTGACATAGATGCAGCTATTGCGTATTGCCAAGCAGATGAAGCAGGTCTCGTTAATCATCAAGGAATGGCTTAATCTGCACAAATGTTCATGTAGCTTATAATTACTACATGAACAAAACACTTAACTCCTCTAACAGCTTTGAAATCCATGTTACCGATGAGATCGGTATCGTAATGTTTATTGCTCGTGTTTCCTATGACAAGGAATCGGTATTTCGCAATCAACTTAAATTGCATATTACCAACACAGTGCTTGTTGGAACTGGCAAAGGCAATACTGGTGCCAACCTTGAATACCAACAAACCAGCAATGGATATGAAATGGATTACCAAGAGTTTGTCTCCATTATGAATGCTGGATATTGATTATGAATACTTATAATGTGTATGCTTATACGGATGCAGAATATACTAATTGCATTGCTGAAGAAATGTCAGTGGAAGAAGGTGAATCTTTAAATAATCTGTATGAAGAATTGGTATCTGAAGGTTATTTTGTAATTATTGAATGGCAAGAATAATGTTTACTCTAGACCAAGCATTGAATGCTATTAAAGACAAACCCGAGTTCTCCGTTAAGAATAAAGGATCATATACAGTAATTGACTATAATCTCAATACTAGAGACACGTTTGTAGGCAAGAATGATGCCGAAACCAAGATTCTTTTGAATCTGCGTGGTACCGCGTTTGATGAGTCTACCGGGCGTATAATCCGTTTAGGGTATCATAAGTTTTTCAATTACGGAGAATACCCAGATACTGATAAACAATTGAATTTTAGTGATGAGCACGTAATTACTCAGAAATTAGACGGGTCATGTGTGTTTCCCATCTATTCTAATGAAGGCATTTTTCTGGGAACTCGTGCTGGAGTGACTGATATTGCTTTGATGGCAGAGAAATTTGCAATCGAGTCTGATATTGACTATTCTAATTTTATATTTGAGTGCATGACTCTGCATTGGGCAACTCCGATCTTTGAATTCTGTTCTCGTAAAAACCGCGTAGTGCTAGATTATCCAGAAGATATGTTAATATTGACTGGGCTACGTTATATTGATGATGGGATTTACGTTGAATATGATCAGATGAAAGCAATTGCAGATAGCTATGGTGTTCCTGTGGTATTGAAAACAAATTCAATAATTGACGAATCATTCGACGATTTAAAAGAATCGGTGTCTGAATTAGTTGAAGACGAAGGCGTAGTTATTAGATTTGAAGACGGTAAATTTCATGGTCATATGATCAAATTGAAGTCTAGCGATTATGTGAAAAAACACAAAGCGATGGATGGATTGAAATTTGCTAAAGACGTAGCACTATTGTCTCTAGATTCACTTCTAGATGATGTATACCCGCTTCTAGATGAATCTACGATGCTTCGTGTACGGAACTTCAGTGATGACTTGCAATCATCTCTAACACGCTTTATTCACTCTTTAAAGGTAGAGTTTGAATCGATGAAACATATCGAAACGCGTAAAGAATTTGCAGCTAGCGCTAACAAATCTAAATATGTGAAGTTTTTATTTGCATTGCTAGATGGCAAAGATGCAGAGAAATTGGTTATTGATTTTGCGAAGAGACAGTGCGGGACTCAGGCAGATTTTGCAGATCTGCAGAAGTTCGTCGGAATGACAGTTACTTACTAAAAGAAGAAAATGAAAACATTTAAAGAATATCTAGCAGAAAAGAAACAAGTATTATCATGGGATTCTGGTAATGCAGAATCGCGTCCTTCAGTTTTGTCTTGGGATTCCGGGCATGCAGAAGTTCGAAGCGACAGCTTGGCAGAAGAAGTGACTGCCAGAACTAAAATTAACGCATGGTCTGATTCTACAGAAGAAGAACGAAAAGAGCGAAAAGACAAAACTAATAAAAAGGGCGGAACGTATAATGCGACAATACATGATCATGACGATGTCAGACCGGTTAGATTGTCTAATGCGACGGCGATAGATCATTATACATCTTCGCCGTCGTCATCTGTGACTGGACATGGTTCTTCTAAAAACATTAACGGGTATTTGCGTAATAAACATGGCGACAAGTCGGTTCATGTCGATCGACATCCACCAGAAGCTGTTCATAAATCAGTAGTAGCTTTATCGTCTAATTTTACTCCGGCCAATACTAATAGAAAAGCTATCACTACGTATTCGGGTGTTCCACCTCATATTGGCGAAAAGTTAGAATCTAGTAAAAAAGGTGACATTCACCATTTGTCGGGATTTACTTCTACTTCTACTTCGAAGGCTACCGCCGACGATTTCGCTGCCAATCATAACCGAGCAAATCGGGATGTACGTCATATTGTAAAATTTCACGTGCATCCGGGAGCCGGGTTATCTGTTGCTGGAAAATCCGAGTATAGCGAAAATGAAGTAATGCTACATCATGGCGCAAAGACCGAATATAGTCACACTGAAATAAACACCGGTAAAGCTCATGATAGATTGACATCATCCGGCAAGACTATAGAGCATCATATTCATCATGTATTTGTTCATCCAGAGCATCTTAAACTATCTGAGTATGGACAGTATGATCATCCAAAATAATTTTCACTGTCTGACGATTTAGTGTTATAATGATATTTTATGGAATAAGTGAATGAAAAATAAAGAAGAGTTCAAAGTTCTGACTGATGCAGAGCATATAAAATTGCGAAGCGGGATGTACATTGGCTCTATTGCCACAGAACAAGTATCTGGAATGTTTTTCGGCAAATATCAAACGCTTGACGTTATTCCCGGCCTTTTGAAAATTATATCTGAGATTTTAGATAATTCGATCGACGAAGCTATTCGTACAAACTTTAAGCACGCCAATAAAATCTCTGTTTCTTTTGCTAAAGAAGATGCAGGATTAATTGGAGATCAGTGGCGAGTTACGGTTGAAGACAATGGCCGCGGAATTCCAGTAGTACTTCATGGGAAAATTTATCAACCTGTTATCGCATGGACACAAGCCCGCGCGGGGTCAAACTTCTCTAATGAACGAGATACGATTGGTATGAATGGCATCGGATCGTTTGCCACAGCCGTATTTTCTACAGAGTTTATCGGCGAAACCTCGGATGGTAAGAACTATCTTAAGATGGTTTCGAATGGTAATGCTAACGTAAAATCGGTTACGGTAAAAGAATCAACTAAACATTTTACGCGCGTTTCGTTTGTTCCCGATCTGACCGAATTTTCAATTCTAGACATATCAGAAGATCACATCAATTTTATTAAAGATCGTATTGAGAATCTTGCCGCGGTGTATCCGCAAATCTTGTTTGAATTCAATACAGAAAAGATTAAAGTAAAGTCTGCTAAAGATTACGCCAGTAAATATTGTGAAAAGTTTGTTATTGCGCAGGATGATAACAATGTATTGATCTTTGGCCCATCCGGAGAAGAGGAAGAATTCCGTCTGCATAGTTATGTCAATGGATTGTGGATTAAGAATGGTGGCACACACGTCAATTATATTGTTGATCAGATTACTAGTACTTTAAAAGAGCATATTCGTAAGAAGCATAAAATCGACGTATTGCCAAATCAGATTAAGCAGCATCTGACATTCGTTTCTATTCTGCGCGGATTTACCAACATGCGTTTTGACTCGCAAACAAAAGAGCGTATTACGAATTCTAATACAGATATTGTTGCGCATCTAAAAGATATTGATTTTGATAAGATCGCAAAACAGATTCTAAATACTCCAGAGATTCTGGATCCGATGATTGCTGCTATTCTCTACAAAAAAGAGATGGCTGATAAACTTGCATTGCAAAAGAAGCAAAAGAATTCAGCCAAGCTTCGAGTAGTTAATCATATCGCTGCAACAGACCCGGACCCTGAGAAACGCACATTGCATATATGCGAAGGATTATCTGCGATTGGCAATTTGCTGACCATCCGAGACCCTAAAAAACATGCAGGCTATCCACTTAAAGGGAAAATTTTAAATGTTCGTGGAATGAAGCCTTTAGAAATTCTTAAGAACAAAGAAATATCTGAATTGTTAGCGATTATTGGCTTAGAATTCGGAAAGCCTGCAGTAAATATCAATTATGGTAAAATAGCTATCATGGTAGATTCTGATGTTGATGGAGCTGGTTCTATACAATGTCTTCTTTTAAATCTATTTTCTAATTGGCCGGATCTTTTCTCAAATGGTAAAATTTACCGATTAATGACGCCACTGTACATTTGCGCAAAGGGTACAAATGTACATAATTTCTATTCAAAAGAAGAATTTGATAAATTTAATTCTAAAGGATATGAAGTTACATACGCAAAAGGCTTAGGGACTTTATCTAAAGAATCATACAAAAAGTGCATTAACGATCCATATCTTATTCGGATTTCTGGAAATTTAGAAGACTTTGATAAATTGGAAATGGCATTTGGCGATAATGCCGATGTTAGAAAAGATTGGATGTTAAAGATTTAGGTTTTAGCAATTAATGCAAATCCAAGATCTTTAAAAGTTTTACCTTTTATTTCTTCCCATGTATA